CATCAAAGCTAGAGGGGCCATCTCTACGTTACCATTCTTGATAGCTGTCTCTAGCATACCCTTGCCCCAGTGCTTCTCTAGCACGTCTAGCACAGGCAATGCCCACGGGTATGTCTTCTCTTCTAGTGTACCGGGAAGAAAGCCAATGTCTTTACCTACAGCTACGTGTGGTCTAGTGATGACGATCTTGTCGATCTCTTTAGTAGTGTACAAGTCAGCAGCATAGGTAGCTGTTACGTATGTCTTACCTGTACCAGCAGGGCCAAGCACCAGTACCTGAGAGCTAGACTTGAGTGCATCAATAAACTCAGCCTGCTTTTCTGTTTTCGGTGTAAGACCAGAAGTCTCCTTGTGCTGGGAGTTCTTGTAGTTTGTCTTCCTGCGTGACCGTGTTGGTTTCTTCGGTGGCTCTGCGTCCATGTTCATTTAGATTATCCAGTATCTGTTTTGCTGTTTCTACGTCTAGCTTAAACCATTCACCGTTTGTTTCACTAGCAAGCTTAGCTGCTTTAGTATGGGCTTCTCTTTCAGACTTTCTGCGGTCATCAGTTGTTACAGTATATTCCAATACATAGTCTCTGAATGGGCTGCTAGTCTGATAGCCATTGCATCTGTCTTCAGCATCAATAGCCATGCCAATCTTTACCCAGTCAGGCCATGCCTTGTTCGTGATGACATACACATAGCCTTCCTTGATAGTGTCTAGCTTGTATGTGCCATCAAAAGCTGCATCACTAAATGTTTTATATCTACCGGGTTTGTATAGCGGATGTCTTTTAGAGATGTGCTTTCCGTTTACATACATACGGTCATTATTGACCTTTTCTTTGTAGCAATCACTGCAGAGATACTTACACTGTCTCTTATGTCCAGCATTCCAGTTCTTATCAAGAATAAGCTCTACATTGCAGGAATTACAATGTCTGGTTTCGTCTTTCATATTAAGCCTCACTAGGTAGGATTACACAGTATGTCTCAACGAAAGACTCAGCATACGGTGCGCCTTCCATCAGCATTGTCTCAGCATAGTCTAAGTCCTGATAGCACGTCTGCATATTATTATACACAAAGTCTGCTACCTGTACAATAGGTTCGCTTGTAGGTGTCGTATACAGAAGTGCTACCAGAAGTACTTTCATTAGCCTTGTCCTTTGTTAGGTTTATAGCTACGCTTCTTTGCCTTGTTCATAGAGCTTAGCTTGATGCGTGACTTAGTGCCACCCTGAGATGTCTTCTTCTTGTATGGCTCAGGCTTCCATGTAGTAGTAGGTAGCTTAGCCATTGTTGTTTAGCTCTTGCTGAATCAAGCGAAAGACTTCTTCAAGTGACATACAGACAATCTTTGCAGCATCCCAGTCAAACTCATTCTCATACTTGTGAAAGTCTACGATGAAACCATTGTCTGCTACAGTGATCTCGAACCTGTCAGGCTTAGTGTTGATCATGTTAGTACTCCTTAGTTGTTTGGCCTGCACGGTAGGACTCGAACCTACAACCTAGTGATTAGAAGTCACTTGCGCTATCCGGTTGCGCCACGTGCAGTATATCTATGAGCCTTTTATACACTTGCTCAGGTGTATCCCCACTCATGATGGGCCTTAGCCTACCGCATGGGGAAACCTCTGTGTAGCTACTCCCCGCAGCTTCTTTGGGGCCAGAGGGTTATGTCAAGTCTACCATCTCGCAGACCTCACCAGTACAAGCAAATGTCTGACTTGATTTGGTTGTATCTTCCTTTTCATACTCTGAAAGTTTGCTCCAGTCAATAGCTTCTGGCATCAAACCTAAAAGATTTTCATAGTCAGACTTGCCTACTTCCTGATATGGGGCCTGCTGATATGTATGCTCGTTGTATGGCAGGAAGGATACACCAGACATCTCGTCAAAATGTTTGTACACAAATGCACCAACCTCAAACCATTCATCCTTGCGTACATTGATAGTCACACTTGGCTTATGTTCACACCAGTTACGCTGATAGGCTAGCCACAGTTCAAGCTGATCAATAGCTGTCATGTCTTCTGTAACTACAGCATTGTCGGGTGCTTTCATAGGGAAGCTAAAGACAGTAGTTGCATCAGGCTTCATGACATCAGGCTCGTTAGGAATGCCTTGCTCAATCATGAACTGTGTTAGAGGGTCTTTGTTATCACCACGTACTGTACGAATATAGTAATGGCTATGGCGAGCGTGGATACCAGAAGCTGAATCAACCAGTTGGCTGACTGTACCAGATGGCTTGACGCAAGTAATAGCAGCACTAACAGGAATACCAAGACGCTCAGCCCACTCACGATTAGTATCAACAGCAATTCCACGTAGATGCTCCAGTGTCTTCTCTAAGCCTGCGTTCTGCAGTGTCATCAAGGGATTGTCCATGATGCCTGTAAGAGACACACCAAGTAGACGCTCTTCTTCTGTGTTGTCCTTCCACTTCTTACGTAGATATGGGAAGTGTGTATAGGTAGACTGGATAGTACCCAAGATAGTAGCAAGTTTTACCTTACGCTCCAAGTCTTCGATAGTGTCTGTAGAACGAATGACTACCTCAGTAAGATTGCAGAATTGATAAGGACGAAGGATAATCTCACTACATGGATTAGTCCCGAACTCTTGGTCTGCATCACGCCGCCCATTCTTAGCTGCCTGCTTCTTGCTAGCTTGACGATTGAAGATGCCACGCTCACCAGAGCCAGACTCTACAAGTGCCATCCACTCACGCATGAAAGACACAGCATCAGGCTTCTCTGTGTAGCTTGTTGAGTTATTAGCCAATGCACGTTGCGGGTTGTTCTCCCACCATGCACCGCTCTTAGCGTGACGCATGCGATCATCTGACAAGTTAGACAAGCTGATCATAGCACTACGGCGTACACCACCTACCACTACGACTTCACCAATCTTACACATGATGTCGTGGCATTCAATGCTAGACAGCTTGCGATTCTGTGCTTCCTTGAACTTAGCTACAACAAAGTTGAACAAGTCAATCAATGGTGCGGGGCCAGATGCACGTCCACCAAATGTCTTAAGACGTGCGCCTGCAGGGCGTACCTTAGACACGTCCCACTTAGGAATCTCGCCAGAGTACAGCAATGCAATGACTTGACGCAATGCCTTAGCCCAACCTTCCTTGCTATCCTTCACGACTACTACAGTGTCACTCTCGTATAGCTCTGGTACTTCTGGCAGCTTGTTTACGAACTGACGCTCAACAGAGAAGCCTACACCTGTACCACACAGAAGGATAAACATGGCCTCGTCAAAGCTTTTAGGATCATCTACTGGTAGATACGAACAGTTGTAGCCTGCAGTGTTGTCACGCTCAAGCGCTGGGCCTGCAGTCATCAATGCTCTCATAGATGGCATGATCTCTAGCCCAAGGATAGCATCACGAATACCATTGATGTATGTGTCATCGCCTGCCTTCTTACGTACAACGTTATCCATGTAACGCTCTACTGTTTCTCCCCAAGACTCACGCCGCCCTTCATCCTCTAGCCAACGTGCGTAGCGGGATGTGTGAATAAATGCTTGGTAGTCTGTTGGTAGGTAGTTGTTCATCGTTTCCTCACCTCAATCTTTAAAATAGTTGCTCCATCAATGTCGTATACAAGGTCACGTATTGTTTCGTCAATAGCATCCTCATACATATCTTCTGAGATAGGCAAGAGATTATCTTCCTCGTCTACCTCTAGTATCATCTTAACGTCAAATCTCATTGTGCTTTCACCAAGTCTGACAAGTCAGGGGCTTTGTAGTTAGGCCCCTTGAGTACCTTACCGTCTTCACGATAGATAGGCTTACCATCCGCACCAAGCTTAGACATATTGCTTTGATGCACACGATCAAACGCTTCCATGAAGACATCCTCTCCGTAGAACAAGAGATACTCGTCTAATGCACGACTAACCTTGCTCTGCAGTTTGACTACCTTTGAACGTTCATCTTCAGGGATCAGCATCCCTACGTGTTCTTGGGCAGTCAGAGCCAAGCCCGTAGATACATACAGCAAGTCACATAGTTCCTTGAGATGTTCTGGCGTTCTTGGTTTCTCTTTGTAGAGTTCATCAAGTTCTTCTTCGCTAAGCTTAATCCATACACGTGGGTCAAGCGATCCTGCAAAGGCTTTGATGAAGTCTGCTACTTTCTCGTGTGGCATACGGGGACGCATTGCTTCCAAGTCTTGTTCGCTGATCATTGATACTTCTCCCGTAGCGCTTCATTCATTTTCTTTAAATAAAACTCTGCTTTACTCATATCCTCAACTGGCTTTCCTTTATAGCGGTATCTATGCTGATACTTAATTAGGTTTCCCTGACAGTAAGCAATAAATCCATCCAAGCCTAGCACTTGCTTGATGTAGTCAATACATTCAATCTCGCCCATGTTGTAGTGTGGCGGTTTGTTTACTGGATCGAATGCATCATCTGCTGTAATAGTAATTGTGTCTGTCATGCTTCACCTTTAGTCTTTGTCCAGATGTCTAGCGTATACACGTTACCGTCTTTCTCTACAGTAGGGCGCTTGACTTGCTCTGGTACATCATCACCATATAACTCTAGTAGCTTATCTCTACGCTGTTGCACAAGGGCAAAGATTTCAGGATGATCTGCAGCTACATCTAAGAAGGTAGACATCATGGTAGCAATGTCCATCACGTGCTGTGCAATAAAGTATGGCAGAGTAGATGTATCACTCATACCAATAGCAGTCTCACAATCACCCTCCCAGTCTGTGCCATCCTCTTCTTCCCAGTTAATAGGACGAATGATGATAGCAAACTCGTCATCGTCTAGCTCATAAGGCATCACTATTTCCTTTTTACTTTCAGGGTAACTCGTTCTAAACTAGACGGTTTACCTTTCTCTGTCAACCATTCTTGCGGAATAATTCTGTGCGCCCACTTGAAGCCATTCTTGTCACACCAATCACAGTATCTAGACTTAGCTCCCTTATACAGTTTCGCATTAGCATTGCTAAATACGAATCGTATATCTAGCTCTGGGTGTTGTTCCTTGATAGCAATGTGTTTACGTCTATCATCATTGTCGAACATCCCTTTGGTTTCTATGAAGATACCATTGTCTAGCTCAAAGTCTGGCGTGTAAGTTCTGTAACGCAAGTCTTCCCATTCAATCTTTAGCTTTTCATATCGTACTTCCTTCTGGTGTTCCTTAAGGAAAGAAGCGATCTGATCTTCTAGACCGCTCCTATAAGTTCTGCTATTGTGTCGTGATCTTCTAGCCATCTGTTACTAACTCTACATAGTCAACCATTGGTGGGTTCTTAGCAGTAGACTTTACAGCAGGACGTGTCTGCAGGTTAGGCCAACACTTGTGCTTGTAAGAACAGAAGCCACACTCTACGCCAAGCTTCTTGTTACCTGTAGGCTTACGATAGTGTGTCTCTTCGATAGGCTCAAAGCAACGCTTGAAGGGTTCATCATTGTTGATGTAGCTAACTGTGTCTTGAATGTCAGACAGCACAGCCTCTTCATCAATTCCCTCAGCAGGCACATACTTGAACTCACCGTTTGCTTTGTTGACTACCCACCAGCCACCCATGCGCTTACCTGCAGCACGTGAGTAACCTACAAGCTGTGCGATGTAGCCAAAGCTATCACCATCAGCCAATGCTGCACTACTAGCAAACTTGTTCTGGTATGACCAAGGCGATGCAGACTTGACATCATCTACAGCGCCATCAAGCACCATGTCAAACTCACCATTGATCTCTGTGCCATCAGGCAGGGTGAGTGTAACCTTCTCGTTATCTGTAAAGCTGATATCAGCAGCCCTCAGTAGACCCTTGAACACCGCTTCCACAATATCCCCAATGATCATGTTCATCAGGAAGTGTGGTGGTAGCGGTGTCTTGTCTTCAGGGTCATTCTTCTCGAACCAGAGTTGGCATGTAGGCTTACCAATGTTAGACATACGTAGCCTGAACTCGTCACGAGGAGGGCCGCCGAACTGCTTTTCTAGGGCTGCTTTAACATCGTTAGCTACTTGCTCACGAATGTCTTCAGCCATGTCTGTCTCGCCCTTCATAGCTTTCTGAAGGTAGGCATAGACTGCAAGTTCGGCGGGATGATTCATTAGTCTGCCTCTTCTACGTTGACAAACTCATGTACCATGTCAAGCTCGTCTGCATCCATCTGTGGGTCATTGCTGTTAGCTTCATCCCACTTAGACAATACATACTTGTTGATCCCTTCAATGCGATCCAAGAACATCTGGAACGTATCGTTGTCACGATCATCCTGTTCTACCTCAGAGCCACCAAGAACCTTAACAAGCAGAATCTCTTTACCTGCTTTGTTCTTTGTTACATCATGGCTCAAGTCAAGTGAGTAGTTGATAGGCAGGACGTTCTTACGAAGCACAGCCTTGAGTGCATCATCCAAAGCACGGCGAGTGAATGAACTAGTCACGTCCATCACGAATGGCATTGGCTCGTCATAACCTTCAAGCGGTTCACCATTGTCATTCACAGCACCCTTCACAGTCATGACACCATAGTAAATCTTGGCTGTGCGTACTGCCTTCTGCTTCTCAGACAGGCTGTTGTAGTCTGCTACGTAGCCACCGGGCTTACCCAAGTTAAAGCCACCAAGCTCGTCCTTCAGTTCACCCTTCAAGTCTGTAGCTTGGACAGTCTTATATACTTTCTTGGTGTCTACATCGTAGCGTGTCAACTGCTGACGGATAGTAAAGATACGCACAGATACATTCTCTGCATAGATAGTCGTATCTTTGTCAGGGTTGATGCGGAATGCACCTGCAGGTACAACCTCAGTCTTGACGATCTTGCCGCCTACATCCATCGTACCCATGATAGGCTCCTGCAGCAGGCTAATGCGTGGCACGAATGCACCACCACTACCGCCTGACAGGTTAGCCATGCCCATAGCTTCGAGCATAGACTGACCATCATTAAGTGTCGCTAATTCATTACTCATATCGTTTTCCTTTCGAGTCAAAGAGCAATAGTTATACCACTAAACGTCTACTGTGTCAAGCCAATTATCACCTATCTTGGCTTCTAAAAGTAGTGGCACGTTCATGGTTACACCATAGTATTTTTCTACCAGTTTGTTCAAGCCATCATTCATCTCCTCTACTAGCTTGATAACCTGTTGTATTTCATTAGGGTGTATGTCGATCACCATACTATCATGCACAGTATTCACGATACACGACTGCATACCCTGCAGGTTTTTCTCCATCTCAATCAACACGACAGGCACAACATCACCTGTAGCAAAGCCTTGCACAGGATAGTTCTTGATCATCGTGAAGTGTGTCACGCTACCATTAGCCCTACGTGATACATCAGGAAAAGCATACTGCCTGCCTGACACGTTAGTTACTTTCAGGAAACGCATAGCCTCACTAGCTAGCTTCTTGTGCCACGCAGCAATGCCCTGATACTTCTCGTTGAAGTGTTCGTAGTATGCTGCCTCAGCCTTGCTCCTGCCGTAGCCTGTAGCACCGAACAAGGGTGCGAAGGTATGTGCCTTAGCTTCCTGTCGTGATGTCTTCTGTCCTGCATCTGTGATAACCTGTGCAGTATAGCTATGCACATCAAACCCTGTAGCAATCTCTTCCATAGCTACCTTGTCCTGTGCAAGGAAGGCAGCAGTGCGAAACTCTAGCTGTGCAAAGTCAGCTTCCATGATCTTACCACCCTGCCAACGTGATACAAACACACGCTTCACTGGAAAGGTTCCACCTCTAGGCATGTTTTGCATGTTGGGATTGCGCCCAGAAAATCTTCCTGTAGCCGTAATGTGTTGGGTGAGGGAAACGTGTAGCTTTCCATCTGGCTTGGTATAGGTAGATATTCCGTCCACAAAGCTGCTGAGATAACTACTAATTGCAGATAGACGCTTAAGATCACCAAGAAAATCAACAGCATCTTCCATGCCTCTCGTCTTAGCTGTTGCCATAAGCAGATCAAGGTTGTCTTTACCTGTGCTAAAACCATTGGCACTTACCCACTTCTTGCTTGGTGCAGTAAACTTCAAGCCTGCCACCTCGTTAGTATCTACCAGAAGATAACCACGAGAATCGCAAGCAGTACATTTATTGGGTCTAGCATAGCGTGTCCCATCCTTCTTAAGTTTGTATACCTTGCCCTCACCATTGCAGTCTAGGCAGGTAGATGCACGTGTCTTCTTGATCACAGTGCTGTTAGCATTGATAGCATCCTTAAACTCCGCATCAGTATGCACGAACTCAAATAGCTTAGCCCACTCAGCCTTGTTGTTTACCTTACGAGAGAACACTACCTGCGATACTTGCTCAGGTGAATTGAGATTGATAGGTGTAGCACCCATCAGTTCACGTGTCTTCTTGCTTAGCCTTTCTAGTATAGCAGCACGTTCAGTCTCGAACTCTACACGCACAGCTTCTAGGGCTGACTTATCCACGGCGACTCCACGCATATACATTCTGGTGAGCGTCTTGCAGGTGTCGAAGGTAACTCCTCTGACTGCGTGGAGCGAGGCAGATTCAGGCTTGGCATAGTCAGATTCAATGGCGTGGTACAACTCACGAGTAGTGTCGAGATCACGCCCAAGATAAAAGCTAAGCTCCTGTAGAGGAATCTCGTTAGTGTTGAACCCTTCCTTGAAATACTTTTTGAGTGTGTCATCTTTCTGAAACTCCAAGTTACGGCGCTCAGCACAAGCATCAAGGCTAAGCGGCTCCTTCTGCCCACGTAGCAGCAAGTACTCTGCTAGCATGGTATCGTATATGTCGCCATCGTACTTGAAGCCACACTCCCACAGCCACATCAAGTCGTGCTGCAGGTTATGCCCAATGAGTAGCGTTGTGTTGTCTAAGATGATCTGCAACTTCTTAGCTTGAATGCCAGAACGATCCTGTTGTTCCTTGTGGTCAAGCGTGAAGATGTGTGTCTCGTCAGGGTTGTCAGCATTCTGTGTGCCTACTTGCACGAGAATGTTGCCCGGCTCATAGGGGTCAAGATGCATCTTACCTTCACGTTTAGTGACTGTGTTTTCTACATCAAGTACTAACCTCATAGCCTCTCCTCTAGAAACTTGCTTAAGTTTTCTGCAACAAGAAGTATCTCTTCTGCTGTAGCATTGGACTTAATTGCATTTGCTTTACGACTTATAACCCATACATTGCCTTTTGTATAGCCTTTGTTAGGATCAATTCTGTCAAGAGAAGCAGAATTATCATCAGAATACCTGTCAGCCATGTATATTGGTATGCCAAGCAAAGGACATACATCAGGAATAACTATGTCATCAGCAGTTATAGTATGCTCTATGCCTAGCTTCTTTGCCCTCGACCTGCTACTGTACAACAAAGATAACTCGTAGTTATTCTCTCTTGCCTTTCTGCTTTTGTCTTTCATGTAGGGTGCTTTACACTCACGACAAGTCTTCCTAAAAGTTTCTACTTTTTCTCCATTAGTTCTGTACCACACAACAGGATAAAAGTATTCACTTGTTTTAGGTAGCTCTCTCTTACATTCTTTGCAAACCATATTCATCTGAAACTCCTTTTGGTTAAATACTGGTAGTTATAAGCATTTAACTCTCAATGAATAGGTGACAAAGTGTCGCATTAAGATGTGTACTGGCTACGTGCGCCATCCAGTTCTGTATGCACAACTCCATGCCAACCACCCTTAAGCTTATTCTTCGCAATGTTCAAGTGTCTTTGTGTGTCTTCCTCTTCCTGTCCCTCTACCACACGGTTCTTTGAGATCAGGATCATGAGGTCAGCCTCAGCAGCCTTGCCTGTCTTACTGCCTTCAAGCATTGACTGATCGACACGCACAAGTCCTTCAGCTACAGCAGACAACTGCGACATCCAAATGATTGCACACTTGTATTGCTTAGCAATGTTACGTGCATGGATAGCTGCGTCCTTGAGATACACATCAGACTTGTCACTAGTCTTGGCTGCGAACTTGTCACCCATGTCTAGCACAACAACGTCAGGCTCGTATGCTTTCACGATAGCCTCAACCCATGCCATGTCCTTGCCTGTGCTATCCTTGATGAAGATGTTATCCTTCACCTCACTATAGCGTGATGATGCAAGTGACATATTCTGCTTCACTTCATCCATGCTCATGCTTGTAGCAGCACTCAGGTAACGTGCGCCTACACGCTCATACGCTTCCTCGTTACACAGGATCATACACTTAGCACCCTGCCGTGCAAAGCCCTCTGGCCCTGCAAGTGTGGATGCATGGAAGCTAGTCTTACCTGTGTTAGGACGTGCGCCTACGATAACTAAGTGACCACCAGAGATGCCCTCAATGTAACGCCCAAGCGAAGGGATGTTCCACTTCCACTGTGACTGAATATCGTTAGCCTTGAGTAGTGTGTCTATGCTGATATCATCCCAGTCAACCTTGAGGTTAGGCATGAAGTCATCCTGATAGTCACGCAACAGATTGCGTAGCGGCTCAAGCGTAGACTCTGTGCCATTCACATAGTTGAAACCAAGGTTAGCAATCTCTTCACCGACTACCTGTTGAAACAGCTTAGACAGTACATCTTCTGCAATGTCCTTTGATAGCGGTTCTTCCCGTGCAATCTTGCGGAACAAATCTTGATACACTTGCTTGTTAGCTGTGGTCATGCTGTTGTTGTTAGCAAAGAACAATGCCTCTAGCTCAGCAGGTGTCAGGCTACGATCATATGTGTCCATAGCATACTCTAAGGTTTGCTTTACTTTGCGCAAGTCCTTAGTGAATATCTTGTCAGGGCAACGAATACCCTTGTGATCTTCGTAGAACTCCTTGTTCATCAGGCTACGAAGCAATGCTAATTCCATCATCGAATGTGTCTCCTCTTTGTAGCGCCCTACTTGTATCGCTTCAGGCGCTGCCTCTCTAGTTCTTCTAGGTGCTGACGCTCCCATGATAGCTCACTAACCATACGCATACGATCATCTGTAGCTACACGTGGATCAGCTAGTGCTAACTGCAGGCGTGTGATAGCCTGCTTAGTATTCTCTATCTCACCTACTACGCTCATGTGTCAAGCCCTTTCTCTCTTACACCCCAAGCAGTGCCTTTGATGTACCAGTCTAGTGGCATGTAGTTAGAGCCTGTCAGAATATTCTGAAAGATATACATGTTGCCACGCTTTACTGCAAACATCATGTCTGTAGTATACCAAGACTCTTGTGTAATCTTTTTAGCTAGGGTTTGCAGACTGTCTGCTTTCATGTCTTCAAATGTAGCAATAGGTTTTCGCCAGTACTCACTAGCATTACGCCACACTTTTTCTTCTGTTAGAATGATGTCATTCATATGCATAACTCAAGCCCTCTCTACTCTGTACATACCCTGAGTGCGGTGCAACGAGTAAGCAATGTCCTGCAACTGTTGATACGACATATAGATCAACTGCATGTCACCAAACTCTTCATTGTATTGACGTACATATGTTGTGCCATCATCACCAATGACTACTTCAACGTCTTCAAACTGGTCACGTTCATCCATAGTCACAATAACTACAGCGTCAGGTTCTTGCTCAATCGTAAACATAAGTTACCTCTTGTCTATCCATTCCTTTATCTCGCTATACCACATCCAAACTATGATTGCAATGATAGGGCCTAGCGTAAGTGCACCTGCAATCAAAGCTATCTGGTTGTTACTGATCAAGGTGATCTCCATCCTCAATAGCATTGCCTAGCACACGTGACACTACTGTGCCTTTCGTACGTAGGTAGGCTACGATAGCTTTGCGTTCTGACTTACGGCCCTCTTGCCGTGCTTGGTGTAGCAATACTGCTAGTCGATCATCATCCATCTGACATCTCCATTAATGCTTCCCATGATACAGGAAATAATTCTTTCATCTGCTGACTGATACCATCAGCTACAATGCGTGACTCATACTGTGTGTCACTTGCACAGCGTAGCTTACACATGGCTGCGAATGCATCAAGACTACCAGACCAATACCACTCTGTCATGGTAGATTGTGGTAGAACCATACGGGCTTGCTCAGGTGCTACTCCTGCTTTTATCAACAGGTCATACGAATATGAGATTTCTTGAGCCTCTTCATACACTATTTCTCCTAAGGTTGCTTCACCGAAGCGTCCTTCGTATGGATCACCCCAAGAGTTGATAGCTTCTAAGTCTACAGCACCATCAGACCCCTGCTTCTTGTCAGCACTACGTCCACGCCAAACATCAGGCACATAGAACTCAGGCTCTTCATCCACATAGCGTCTGCTGATCTCGTTCCAACGTAGGAACTTATGCTTCACTAGCTGTCGTGCTACGAAGATAGGCGCTTTTACATGGAAGGATGCAAAGGCATGGCCGAATGGGCTAAGATGTTTATGCTTGGCTAGGTAGCGGATCAACTTGGTGTCACGTTCAGATAAACGTGCGTAGCTATCCTTGTAAATTACCTTACCATCAAACTTTTCCCACACCCACTCAGACTTCTTACCGAAGCTAACTCGTGCTGCATTAACGACAGACAGGTCAGACCCCATGTTATCAATCAGTGTTACTTCGATCTTACTCATAGTCTTTCACTCCATGCGAGGCTTTGTTGCAGCCTTAACAGCCCACATAGTTGCACCCTCAAGTTCACGCTGTGCT